TCCCCCCCAACCCGTCCGAGAACTCCTTTTATCGTTTTTTCAACTTTCAATTTATAAGTGTCAGTACTTATAAAAGTGGTTTGGACACCATCAGAGGGGGCTTTTTTGCCAGAGTAAGGGACTAAAACTTCATTCAAACTTTCAGATTGTAAGATTCAGGTATTACTATCTGAGGTTTTCGGACAGCCTCCCCCTCTTGCGTTGAGTTGGTGATTAGGTTCTGCACTATCTGTAACGGCTTTATGGTCGGATGCCCCCACCTGCGCTTGTCTTTAACATTTGTTGGTGTCACATAATACTTGCACTTTGTCGCCGCCGTGCCGTATAATGGCACTCCGCTTTCCTTGATGAACACGATATACTCCGTGTCGGGCATGTACTTGCCGTTGCACGCTGGCACGGCATTTGTCTTGTGCCAAGTGAGAATGTCGAACTTGTAGCTGTGGCGTGTGGCGAAAGCGAGGTACTGCGGTATCTGGAGCACCGAGCAGAAGATGTACATGTTCACACGCTTGCACACCCTCGCCATCTGCTCAAGGCACTCGTCGCTGATACCGCACATCATCTTGTCTATCTCGGTGCGGTGGTTCTTTTTCTTTACTCCGAATGAGCCACCACCGCCACCCTCGCCCTGGAAGTATGGCGGGTCGGCTATCACGAGGTCAACGCTTCCGCCGTCCATCTCCGCCATACCCACCATGCAGTCCTTATTCAGCACCGTGTTTATCTCCATCGCCATAGTCAACTTTCTTTCCACTGATTATCCTGCTGGCGATGTCACAGCCAATCACCACGGCACCGACAATCCAAACACTAAGCGACAGCAGGGTTAAAACAAGTGTCGCCACGAGCCAAACCTTGTGGCTCTTGCCGTTCTCTGTGAACGCCTCACGAAGCATCACCATAAGCACGCAATTCAGAACGGCTCCAACGATGTAAAATGTTAATAATAAATTCATAGATATAATAGTTTATATTTCTCAAACAATAACAATTCTCTCTCCGTCACTCCAAGCGATGGCTGTAGTCGGTATGGGAATGAGACTATCGTTGTTTTGTCGGCTCTCGCCACTCGCTTTCGCAGTCGCTCCAATCGTTCCTCGTGCAACTGCATCGGTGTTTTGTTGTTTTGCTCCATAGTTCGCTATTTTTTAAAAATACTCCGTACCTTTAGCCGTGTTCGCCCATTTGTCGATGACGCTTTGCATCGCCTTTCGTGCCTCGGCTGTGGCTTCCTCCGCCATATCGGCATAAAACATCGAGAGTGCGCTGTTACCGCCAGCATCTATCTTGCAGACAAGATTGTTGAACTCGGAAGCCAGCCGCTTGCATTCCGCCGTGAATGCGTTGTTCGCTGGCTCTGCGCCTCGGCTAATCTCTGTCAGCGTATAGCCGAACACATCGGCAAGTTCCGTCAGCAAATCACAGGCGCAAAGCGTCATCAGCAATGCCGATGTTCCCTTTCGGCTTTCCTCGTGTATCGACCGCTCCAGCCGTTCACGCTCAAGCACCATCTCGTTAATCTTTGGCTTCAAATTCGCATCGGCATCTTCCTTGCTTCCGCACTTGCACATCATATCGTACAAGTGCCAGCCGTTGCGGATTTCAACGCTCAACCTATCACGCTCGGCAACACGAACACGCTGCGCCTTGCTGTAATGCAGTCCATTCATTTCTCGCCTCCTTTCTCGTTGTTATTCCGTTGTGACCTCGATGCCCAGCGAATGAGCCACACGTTAAATGAGAGGATGACAAACAGCACCATCGCCAGCACTTGCAACACATTCGGGTGCATCAGTTCATCATCATCTTCCGCACACAGATAATACGCAGCCAATATCAGGCAATTCGCCACCACGCCAACGCCATACGCCAGCAGTAGCAATTTGTTAAAGAATGATAGTTGTTCCATCGTTACTCAATCTTCACGCCGCATGGGCTACCATCATCTACCCAAACATAACCATGTAAATAATCATAAGATTTAAAGCCATTAATGTATATTGTTCCAGACTTATCAAGCCTTAAATAATCTACAGTAGTCCAATATTGACTATCTTTTTGTCTCACCCAAAACCCATGCTTCTTCGCTTCCGCAAATGCTTCCTTGATACTCTCGTAAGGTCGGTAATTATCCATTGGCTTTATTCGGTATTTGCAGCCAAAGAAATCAAACGGATAATTCTCAACATATTCAAGACTTTTCCACTCGGTTTCCTCGTAGCGTTTTCCCTCGATGGTCTTGCCATCTTCATACGCCTGCATTATGGCGATTTGTTCATTTACTTTCATTGTCGTTTTGTTTTTGTTTATTGTCTTCATTTAAATTCTCAACCCACTTATCAAGTGCTATTATACACTTGTCAGGAAGTTGTTTTACCGTATCATTGGACTTGATATAGTCAATCGTGCCGCCTACGCCATATATAAGTAATGCTTGATTGGTAGTTGGAATAAAGAAGTTTATTAAACATGAAACTATTACGACAATAGCACATCTTTTAGAATACTTCAAGTACATTTTAAAGTCCTCCATACAAGAATTCCTATATTCACCACCTTCTTCATAATTATTTACTCCAAACTTGTTACATATTGCAAAAACAGATGTCAGAGTTAAAATTATAAGACTTATTACTGCTATAGTAGTCAAAAAACCACAAATAGCGTCTAATCTTGTTATCCAATATATTTCAGTCATTTTCTTTTTGTTATTTCTTGATTGTCAATAATATTGTGATAAAATGTAGGATATTTACATTCAGGACAACGCAACATAACTTCAGCCTTGTTTGTAATAAAGATGCAACCACACTTGGGACACTTGTATGTGTGAACTGTGTTTCCGTGTTTAATTACTTTAATCATAGTTCTATTTGCAATTTAATTCGTTAATTACTTTCTTAATCGCAGCCGTTGCAAGTCGCACCTGCTGGCTGTCGGAGAGTTGACTTCCGATATAGGTGGTAGCGTCCCTCGCTTCCTCGGCGGCTACCACCACGGCTCTCTTTGATTTTGCATCTGCCTCCAGCCTTACGAGTTCCGCACGAGCCAAAAGGTAGTTGCTCTCTTTGATGTAGATTGTCACCTTCATACGAGCGGAGATGCCTTTTTGATTAAGTCTTCAAAGCAATTTTTAAAATCTTCTGCCATTTCTTGTGTAGGGAATGTGAGGGGAAGATTAGTATAAGTTCGACCAACTATTTCAACAACCTTTGATATATAACTATAATAAACGGCAAAAACCGAATTGTTAAAATTAGGAAAATCAGGTTTCCAATCACCCACCCAGCAATCACGCAACTGGAGTAATTTTCCGAGTGCAACATATTGTTTCACTCTTTCTTTGGTGGAGAATTCATTATAGAATCTATCAAATGTTTTACGAATGTATGTTTCTCTTGGATAACAATAGTGAGATGTACAATCTTTTATACATTCGCAATATTCTTCCCAAGTTTTTGGGTTTTTGGGAATTTTTTAAAAGATTATCTTTTCAAAGGTTGATTTTTGCTTGTCAATCTCGTACCCTTGCGGTACTTTAATTTTTAGTTCTTTTTCCATTGCTTTTAGTATATTAAAATTATTATCAATATTATGCGTCATGCCCTGCTTTGAAGGCATTAACAATCATTTCTCGCAGTTCCTCATTGTCGGTGACGCTGTCGGCGTATTCCTTCGCCTTTGTGTCTAGGTCGGTTATTGCTGGTCGTAACTCCACCTCTATCTCTATCGGTTCGTCTTTCCAAGTTAGATTGGGGAAATACGAATTTTTCATTGAACCGAAAAGCAGCCCAATCCATTCTATACGGCAAAGTATAGGTTTATCTCCATATGCATAGAGAGAACCGTCTTCATCTCGTGCTACCCAAAGTTTATTTTCCATATTCTTTTTATTTTAGTTTTTTCACAAGCGTTATTAGCGTCATTGAAAATGGGGTGTCTTTTTCTTCGAAATCAGCCTTAAATCCAAGTCGTTTATACCAATCAAGTACCCACCCATCACTTTCTTTGGCTTCCCAGTCGAGTGAGATTTCCTTACAGCCACGAATCTTTGCATATTTGCACACCATATCTATCAACTGGCGTGCAATACCGCACTTCCGATATTCTTCTCTGACTTGCAAATTCCACAAGTAGGCTTGTTTCTTATTATCACCATAATAATTAACAATACACGCCGCAACACCTTCCATACCTTTTTCTAAAATATATGTAGTATAGTCACGGTCTTCCCATTTAGTTGTAAATGAGCGTATAATCAAATTCTCCATTTTAAAAACTGTTCTCGTAATCTTTTAAAAGTTCATTAATTCTAATCTTCGTTATCCGCTTTTGGCGGTTTCGGTTTCGCTGACACCATGGGCAAGTGCCGTGGTTTCTGCAACTCTTGCTAACCAGTTTGCTTCCACGCCACTGCCTACGGTGCTCTCGCTCAAGGGTCTTTTCGTTGTATGACATCTTGTAGTAAATTTTTTATTCTTTACTATTCATCATAATCATCAAATACCGAGTAGCCAAGTTCATCCAACTCGTTCTCTATTTCATTTTCAATGCATCCCAAAAATTCTTTATATTTATATTGGTCGCCTTTAAATTCTCGATATGCTATTGCTCTAATTAAATCCATCACTTGTTCTGCCTTATCTTCCATTTTTTTGTTTTTATTTCTTTACACACACGTATTATCTTTCCAACCTCAATATATGCGTCGCAGTACCCTTGTTCGTAAATTTCCGACTCCTTGCATTTTTGTAGGCAGCCGTCACGCAGACGGCATCTTTTGCAGTAGTTGTTCATAATTATTCTTCGTAGTCGTTTTCGCCTAATATTTGAGACCCATCCACATCGGCAGTCACATTAGGCAGAAGCTTTATTTTTTTGTGCAGATAGCCTGTTTCAGATCCATAGTAATAAAGCCAACCTTGTTTACACTTCATAGCGGTGTGGCAGGCTTCTTCCTCTGAATTGGCGGCAACTATTAAGAAACCAACGCAGAAGCCATAAGAACTTGTGAATTTACAAGTATATACATTCATATCTTTCTGATTTTATATTTTTCAAAATAGGGTTTAAAAAACTCGGCTAACTTATCGGCGATTTCCTCGCACTCCGCCACAGAGAATTTAGGTTGAGTGAGTGTCACATCCACACGCTCATCTGTATCCCCAAGCACGATGGTAATACTATAACCGTAGTCTTCCAGCACACCGACTTCATCTCTCCAGTCGTAGAAGCCGTGCGAAATAATGTACTTTAATTCGCCATATGCATCTCTCACCGTGCGCATATAGGCATAATCTTCCTTGCCGATAAGGTTTTTTGTACACCGTTTATACCCTCGCCTTTCAAGTTGGCGTTTAATTTGATTCACTTTTTTTGCGTGCATATTCCTTTTCTTTTACATATACATAGTCTATAAAATCTTTAAGATTAGAGAAGTTCTCGCTGAATGGCTTCTTTGCTACCACATCAACAGTTCTGTATACTAAACGTCTATCACATGTAACTCTCGCTGTTACAGAAAAAAAGTAACTTCCACCGAATACCACAGCGAACACCGATTCACTACCTATTTTCAGCAACCACATCTGCAAGTCCTGTAACTCTCGCAGTAGCATCATCATTTCTTCTTTCGTTGTTTCCATTGTTTTTGAATTATTAGTCTGTCTATAAAATCACAAAACTTTTCTGCCCATAAGCATAAATGGTCATAATTAAACACCGCCAATAAAGTAGCCCATAAAGCATGAAACACCGTCCATAAGACATAAATCGGAAGCGAGAGCACGAACACCAGCCACAACAGGCAGAATACTGCGTTTCGTTTTATTCTAATTTTCATAAGTCAAATAATCCTCTGCGTTGCACCTCGTCAATCAGCACATCATCGTCAACTTCATCAATGATTTGTGTGGCAAATTCTTGCTGTTGTTGTTTTGACAACCAACAATAAAATTTACCTGCGCACTCAACCTGCTTTTTGTGACTGAGACCCTTAAAAACCTTTTCAAGGTCAATAAATACTTCTGTTATCATAATCTTTCAGTTTTAAATAATTACAGTAAATTTTGATTTTTAACAACTGAACACAATCTCAAAATCCTTTAAATCACCATATTTTGCTTCGGTGATAAGTACACCAAAATACTTGCTAAAATGTTCAGCAATTTCTTCTGTTGCACATCCAAGAAATCCACTATCAAAATATCCATAACCTACTTTACAGCCAGAACAAAAACAAGCAACACCTTTACCACTGCTAAGGATGGCGGCACCACCAAGAATATTATATAAAACTCCTTTATTCTTAAATTTGCCTATTATCTTTAATTTTTTAATTGGCTTATCCGCATTAAATTTATCCACATAATTAGAACTTTCATCTGCAAATGGATTGTAAGGATAATAAATGTAAGAGCCTTTCTGATTTTCTGTAAGATACAAATCATATCCCAAGTTAAGAGCCCTCCTAATAATATTCAATTTAAGCATTGCCGCAGAAAACTTGCCACATCCAAATATAATTGCATCCCCAATAACAGAATCTATATCATCATAATCAATATCAAGAACTTCACATGCTTTCTCAAAAGATGTGATACTTTTAAAATCGAATTTTAATTCATTTTCTGAAAATGCTTGTAATGCAATCTTTTTAAAAGACTCATTACCACTATTGTATAATTCTCTTGCTTTATTAATAGTGATTATTATACTTCTTTCTTCCATATTCGTTTCAGTTTTAATTCAAAGTTAATTTGATGTCCTCTATTCTCTCTCGGTCATAGGTGAACGGAATCTCGTTGTCGTCCTCGTCATACACCTTGATGCTGCGTATCTTCTCCACTTTCACACCACTGGGGTAGTAGCCTTTTGCGGGATCGTCCCACGTGCCGAACTCGTGATCGAAACTGTCGTCACGCCATTCGCAAATCACCACCACATCAAGGGAGACCTCGGCGCAGTAGTCGCCGCTGAACTGGATGCAGTCCTCGTATTCGTCCTCGTACTCGTCACTCTCTATCGGCTTGCCCTCACGGTAGTGTCGGCAGAAATAGTTCAGTCCGATATAGAGTTGGTCGTAAAAATTGTCAGGTAGTTCCATAGTCCTAAAAATTAAAAATATTGCCGTCCTTTTTCGGTGTTCATGTATTCTTCTATCGTTTTGCTCATCACGGCTTTCACTCGCTTCACAAGTTCCTCCGCCATGTCTGCGTAGTAGTAGGATAGCGGCTCGCTGCCGCCTGTGTCTATCATGCACACGGCTTTGTTGAAGTCGCTGGCAAGCCCTCGCATCATCGCCGAGAAGTCGTTGTCCTTGCCTATCCTGCCGTAACTGATTCTGTGCTCCACATCGGCGAAGTCGTCGGCGCACACGGTGCATACATCGGCGGCGCAGAAGCACATCAGCAGGGCCTTTGCGCCGACTATTCGGTTTCGGTCTATCTCCTCCACAAGGCGGAGTTTCTGCGCCTCCAGTTCCTGTATCTTCGGGAGCAACGCTTTCGCCTCCCTTTCAAGCCCGCACTTTTTCAGCACATCGTGCTGCTCTTTTGCGAGTTTGATTTGATATGCCAAAGTGTTCACTTTTTCCACTCCTACAATTTGAGCTTCACTCGCCCATTTTCTTTCTTTTGCCATGGGTTAAAAAAGTTTAAGTTGGTCGCCTGTGGTCGGTTCGGTCTGAGGAAAGAATAGGTTCTCGAACATCAGCGTCATGCAGTTCACCACTATACTGTTGCCAGCGAGGCGGTAAAGCGCGCTGTTGCTTATCGCCTGCCGCTCCTTTCCGTTCTTCATTTTCTCTCTCGCGCCAATAAGCGTGTCTATATGCCTGTCGTCCACATCCATGAGGCGCAGGCACTCTCTCGGTGTAAGTTTCCGAATATCGAAACTGTAGCCGTCCAAAGTCGTTTCCTTGTCTTCCATTTCCTTTGAAAATTTGATTACCATTGTGTCGGTGCTTACGCTCGTGAGCGAGTTCTGCGTCTTGCCGTCGCCCACCTCCAGCCTCTGCACCCATCTGCCGCCGTCACTCCTGCCACGGCTGGCGCATTGGAATATCTTGGGCTGCAGTCCACCACCCCCACAGGTGTTTATCGTTGGCGACACGCCAAGCGCGCTGTAAACCCTGCCGCGCTGGGGGTTCGTGAAGCCTTTTGGCTCAATGTGGTTGCCCACCTGTATCACTTTGTCTTTACGCATAATAACACCAAGTATTTACCCCCCCCAACCCGTCCGAGAACTCCTTTTATCGTTTTTTCAACTTTCAATTTATAAGTGTCAGTACTTATAAAA